TCCAGCCAACCACGTTTGACCCGAACTAGTGCAGTTCATACCTGCCGCGTTTGTGGTTGTATCAGTTGCGAGGTATAAAATGCTATTTCCACCGGACTTTGAGCCATAAATGTCTCCGTTGGAAACCGTAAGATTGCCGCTGGCGTCGATTTGCGCTTTATCAAATGCTGCTGTATACCCACCGACTCTGAATTTAAGCGCACCACCACTTGCTACAAACGTGCCACCAACGCCTTGCTCGACACCTATTGATATCTTGTCCGTTGCATTAGATTGTACAGCAAGTGAAACATTGCCCACGTTTGAGAAAAGACTTTCGCCTGCGGCTGTCGAGTTGACATTGCCACTAAACGTCGCCGCTCCTGCATTGACAGTTCCCGACAAATATAAATCTCTGAAACGTGAAACATTAGCGCCTAAATCAACACTGGCATCGGTTGCCCCTCTGAAATCAGCACTATTCCATGAATAGTAATTAGTACCCCCGATAGCTAAATAACCTGCTGCCGCGTTAGAATCAAGCTGCATCCTGTTGCTGACTAAGGTTTTTAGTGATCCACCAGCATAGTTGATATCACCACTAAACGTCCCCGCTCCTGCTGAAATGCTCCCGTCGATATTAAGCGAAGCCATCGCGTCAACAACTGAGGCGCCAGCGCCGGCACCATCCAGGTAGACGACCGCAGTCTTGCCGGCAGGTATCGTAACATTCGCGCCGCTGCCCTGGCTGATCGCAATCGATTGAGATCCGGTCGTGGCGTTCTCGATCCACATCACTCGACTGATAGTGTTGGGCGCGATGGTGAGCGTGCGAGTTGCAGTCAATGTCGCAGACGATGTGATCTTAAAATAAAGCGCACGCGCCGGGTCCGCCGCACCATCAGCAACCGTCGTGGTTGCATTGGCATCGGCCGCAAAACCATCTTGCGTCGCGTAGCCGAATGCTGCGGCAATAGCTGTAAGGTTGTCGTTAGTTTTATCGCCCCAGGTTGATGCTGCTTCGCCAGTTGCAATTAGCTCCAGACGAAGCGAGTTTTCATATGTAGATGCCATTCAATTAATCCTCACGCAGCTTTTTGCCAATTAGTGGCAGCGATGATTTGTGTTGTCCAAGTAGTATTCGCATTCGACTGATCTGACCAATCGCTGCTTGCAGTGCCTTGCCTAACCCACTTAAAGTCAGCAGAAGCGTTAAAGTTACTATCAGCCACAATAACTGCCGCGCCATACCAAACCTGCCCTGCTCTAGCGGCAAAGACGGACGCTGCCTGAATTTGTGCAGCAGCGACCGATATCGTGTCGGAATTTGCAGAGCTTGACGAGCTGGCCGACATTGAGGCTGATGTTTCTGCGATACGAATCGCTGCCGCAGTGCTGCTGCTAACAGCCGCAACCGTTGCCAAAACCGGCCTAATCCGGCCAACAGAAGCGCTTGCAGATGAGGATGCCGCAACAGTCGCTGCGGCGATTCTGATTCTTTGCCCTGAGACGCTAACGACAGAGATCTGGCTCGCGGTAGCTGAGACCTGCTGGACACGAATACCAGCCGAGCCGGAACCCGAAGACGCGGTAATGGTTGCAGCGACGTCGTCATAAGACCATTCGCCCCATCTGCCGGCACCCCAGCTCCCATATCCAAATCCTGTTGGCTCGCTCATCAGTCGAGCGTTATATCCAAGTCACCAGCCGGTATGCGCAAAACATCCCCGGTCGATATGGTCTTGCTCACTGCCAGGCTTGCAAATGCCAGCATGTTGCCACCACTCGATGCGTCAAGCACCGCAACCGCAACCACAGTACCGTAATCGGCTGTTGCGGTCGGGTACTCAATAGCAGCGCTATTAGTCGCCTCGTTCCCGGTGGTCGTAAATGCTGCTGCCTTTCTAACGTAATCGCCGCCAGTGACCTCAGTACCTGTAGTCGAGTCAGTGGGCGCAACCGTATACAGCGCGACATACACAGTCGTTGGGGACGTGTAGGCCGTGGCCGAGAAGGTGTGAGCTAGAAGCTTTGTTTCTAAATAATCGGTGAATGCCATTACTGTAAAGCCCTCGTTCTCATTCTTACACTGGTCTGGCCGCGAGTTCGTTGATCACTAACAACCATGTCTTCGATCTTTCTTTGGTACATGCTTGCCCAGACGCCAAGCCTTTCATCATCACGCAGATACGGCGCCGATTGAATTAACGCGCCATATAGATAAATATCCGGCGCCAACGTTAAGAGCCAATTGGTAGGCTCGGTGTCTGACAGGTTCGGAATCTTTGCGTAGTAAACGAGCTCGCCCGTATAGCCATCACCGTCTGGTGCCGGGTACGTTTGAATCTCGGTGCCGACATGCGTGTAAAATAATGGCCTGCCGGCGGCGCTTCCTGCGCCCTTCAAATCATTCATCGCCTCGTTAGTCACATACTCAAGCGATTGTGCTGGGTTCGTTTTGAGCATGAGCTGAACGCTCTGGACCCAATCACTAGGCGTGGCGCTGTACTCACTATCGAGCGTCGCGTCAGATCGCTTCACCATAAATCGATGGCGAATGGTTCGCGCAAAATCTGCTTCAGCAAGAAATATAAAATCCTGAATAGCGCCTGTTAGGTCGTCTCGATTGAGCCACCCAGCAATGCTACTTTGCAAGTCTGAATAATTAGCTATTGCCACTTAAACGACACCACCTCGAGTTCGGAAGTATTTGTTGTCGCTGTCATTTAACCAGCGCTTTAAACGGACAGGGTCATCAACGATGCCCTGCCGTTTTAAATCGTAATAAATGCTTAATGGAATCGACGCCACCTTACTCCACTCGCCATGCTTTTGATGACGATCAATTGCATTGGCGCTGCGCTTATTCGCCTCGATGATCGCAGTTATGTCCTGGGTTTCGCTGATGATAATTGTGTCATCGTTCAGCGTATCCCCTGTCTCATAACCGAAGTCAGTGCGAATAAGCGCGTCGCTATCAAAGTTCAGTGTGCGTCGATCTTCCATTTTTCACCTATTAACTATCGGCCAAGTCAGCGATAACGCCCAGGCCAGCTTCTTGGTTAACTTGCAAGCCGTACTCGGCCAGAAGCATGTACTTACTAGCGTCTCCCGTCTTCGCAAGCTCTTCGCTCTGGATCGGACGAAGCGTAGCCAACTCGCACAGATCTGGATCGATGATGTAAGCATCGCGTGATCGTGAAAAACGAGAAGGAACAATCTGCACAGAACCGAAGTCAGACAAGTAAACGTCAGCCGCACCAATGATGGTGGTAGGGGAGTCTGACGGCGCCATGTAACGCTGAGCCGCGATACCAGCAAAGCCAGAGATCACAGTCTTAACGTGCGGTCCAACCATGCACATCTTAGGCTCACCGCCCTCTGCCCAAACGCTCTGCAGAACACCCTTCAACAAGGCCTCGGTCATTGGTCTTTGCGTACCGTCGCCGGCTGCCGTATTAACGACGCCATTGCTTACGGTGGGGTCAGTACCAGTAGCGCCGCGAGACGTATTGGTGCGCAGGAATGCAGACAAGGAAGCTGTCTTGCGAGCAGTGGATGTGCTACCAGCAACACCAGCCTGGTTCACGCCACAAAGATTGAACTCCATATCGCGCTTGAGCTCATCGCCCTTTCGAGCCAGTTGATAAGCGATCTCGCTTCGACGACCAGCTAAATCCAGAGCGCCGCTAAGGTTGTCAGCGATGACAAAGTCTTTACGAGAGATCTGTGTATAGTTACCGAGACGAGCCGTTGGCGTAACAGCGGTAAAGCCAGACAGGTCATCGCCATCGATCTGAGCATTAGCTGCTGCGGCGGCGAGGGAGTCTGTTTGCCATTCAAAAAACGTATTCTTAACAGAACGACGCTTGGTCATGTTGCTGACAAAAGGAGTGGTTTGGGGCGAAATGTTGAAGATAACATTTGCCAAGTCTTCGCGAATGCCTTTGGCGGCGTAGCGAGTAAAAGTATTTGTAACGATAGTCATGTCTGATTGCCCTTATAACATGGATTCAATAAGGCCTGCCGCATCTGCGACTCGGCCGCTGTTTGCAAGACGTTGACGAGCGTTTTTCTGTTTTCGTGAACTGGGCGCAACTTGCCCATTACGACTGCCTGGCCTAACCGTCTTGCTGGAACGACCCTCTTTAGCGGCCTTCCTGATCCTGCTCTGACCTTTATCGTAGAGCATGGCTTTGCGCAAAACTTTAATATGGTTGGCTCTGACCAACGCTTGCAGCTCTTCTTCCGCCACGCCCGATTCGATCAGATACGCTCGCAGCTCTTCGCGCTCCCGAGCGGCTAACTCTTCGTTCCGCCACTCTGGTATCACGTCAGGTAGCATCGCCACCTCTTGCGCTAAAACTTGCTGAATCTGCTCGGTCTGATACTGCTGGTTAGCTTGCGATACCCGCTGTTGCTCCAGATGTATAGCCTGCAGTTTTTCATGCTTGCTTTTTTGCTGCTTAGTCCATTGTCGTTCTAAACGAGCCGCCTCTATTGGATCTTCGTCATACATCCGATCGAAGTCCGGTGCCTGCTCATCCATTCCACTTAACTGATTCTGCAGCGCTCCCAATAATTGCGAATATTGCTGCCGCTCTAAATTTATCGCATCACGGTCTTGCTCGAAGCTTTTTCGCTCCTCCGATAATGCTTGCGATTTACGCGTGTAATCTGCCTGACGTGAGTAGCCGCCCAAAAGTTCATCTAACCCGACCGATACTTCTTCACCATTTACCTTTACAGTGAAAGTCTCAGCGGGGCCGGAGTCTTCTTCTTCCGACTCGTATTCATCATCATCCAGTTCGGCTTCTTCTTCGTCTGATTCGAGCGCGTCTTCCGCATACTCATCCTCGTCAAAGTCAGCCTCGCCCTCATCGGACTCGTCAACTTGCTCTTGCAAACGCCCCGCATTGTCCTCTTGGGGTGCGAGAAAATCTGCTATTGCACTTTGCGCATCAGACAGGCCATATGTAGCGCCGTCTTCACCTTCTATTCTATCACTCATAAATTACCTGCTCCTTTTTTTATCGAAAGCAATCGAGTCTGCGGCCGATCTCATGGCACCTACCAGGTGGTCGATTGCTTCCATTTTTGCGTGAATCTTCTCTCGATTATCGAGTTTCCGCTCACGCTGCCACTGATCAAAAAGTTCTAGCTTTACCCTGCCAACCATCTCCGCGAAGTCCGGCTCGTCGAACATTCGCTGAAGATTTTCAAGATATTGGTGGTCTGTTTTGCCCATTATTCACGCTCGCCATTTGCCTCATTAATTCTCTGTCTCGCTCCGTGTTTGACCTGATTTGAGCGACATCGACCTGGGCGCCGTAACGTGCGGTAAGCTCTGCTGCTTTTAGCAGCACGTCCGCCTCATCACGATCACGCCGTCGATCGTCCTCGCGAATCATCTTCTCGCGATCGAGCTCAAGCTCTGCCTGCTTCTTCTGGATGTCAGCCTGAATCGATTGCATCTGCACTTCGATCAAGGCCTGATTCGGATCAGGTGGTGGCTCTTGTGGAGGTGGTGCCTGGTACTGCGCAGGATCAGAAAAGAATCGATTGATGTCTTTAAAGCCTGCAAGCTCAAGCATCGCGGTCATCGTCGAATAATAGTTCTGCGCATTGACCAATGGATTATCTGGCCCCATTTGCTGCATAAGCATTTCTTGCTTTTGCGATATTTGCTGGAGCATACCCATTCGCTCCTGATCGCCGCCTCGGCCCAGGGCAACATTGCTCACCACGTCCATATCAGCATTCCAAACGTCTGGCGACATCTGCACAAAGTCATTCCGCAGACGAATCATGCGCGGACGATCTTGGTGCTGAATGATTAGGCGAAGAATCCCTTTGAATAATCTCGTCATGCCATTCTCAGCAAACAGCCGAGCGATAAGCTCAGTGCGCTGCTGGGCAGCCGCGATTGTTTGATTCACCGCCATCAGCGTGCTTGACTGCAAGGCCTCGGGCGCCAAGCCATCTGCAGCCTTGCTTACCCCCGTTCGATTCTCGCGCATCTCGTCGAGATACTGCATCATGGGGAAGGCTTCCTTGCCGACATAAGGCAAGTTGAAAGGGATCACAGCGCCTGGCGATCGCATACGAATAATGCCGCCGGCTTCGACGTTCATCACGTCTTCTAAGCTCGCCTGGCCCTCTACAATGCCAACCCGGGGATGGGTGGACATAGCTAACGAGTCAAGGCTTGCTCGCAGCACAGAGCTCTTGATGCGCTGTATGTCCATCGTAACATCAGCGATCGATGTTCCAAAAAATGCATGGGGCTCTGGGTCCGGGCAGAAGTGACAAAAAGGAATGTCGTCGAACGGATCGTTCTTAACCGTCTCGTAATTCGGCCCCATGCAGCAGATCTTTCTCAGCTCCGCGACACCATCGCCATCAACGTCCAGGTTGATATAGGCCTCGACGTACAGTACCCGCCTTAGCGATGGGTCGGCCGAATAATCACGACTGTCTTGCCCACTGAGTAAACGCTCCCGCGCCTCTTCGTTAGACAGCTCGAAGTCGTCTTCGTCCGTGACGTAATTGACCACTGAGTCATAGTCGTAACCCATGGAAACGAGCTCAGATACGGTAGCGTAGCGACGGTGCGCGATGAGATCCGAGTCAGTAAAGGAGCGAGCGTGGCGACTGACTAAAATCTCTTCGGGCGGCACCGCCGCTACTCTGACTTTGCCAACAGTCTGACGGTGAACAACCGTCACGCTGTGCAAGTTGAGAGGGGCTTGTGCTTGCGAATCGAACGTGTCGTTGCTCGCCATGCTGTTGATCTTTATCACTTCGATCGATGAGTCGGAGTTCAGTGTAGCCAGCGCCTCATCGTCCAGGCCATCCAAGTCGTAGGATGTCGCCTTCTCGCTTTCGTCCCAATAATATTTTAAAAACCCCGAGCCCTTAACCAGGGCATCTTTGAAGGTTTGATACATTATCGAGATATAGCTTTCGTCTTGGTCCTGATTCAATATGTAATTAACGTAATCGGTTGCCTGCTTCGCAACCTCAAGGTCTTCAGGGCCATTCGGCGCGTACTCAACAACGTGGTCGCTGCCGCAGAAGATGCGCATTAAACTTGGCAGCATAGCCTGTACGGTATCACGCACGTCCATTGTCATCGCAGTCGATCGCCCTTCCTGCTCATTACCGAAAGGCTCGCCATTGTAATACTCTGCGGCGGTAGCTCGCCCAGGGCTTATCGTGTTGTCGATAAAGTCAACAGCGTCTTCGATAGCCTGGCGGACGACTGAGTCAAGCTCCTCTTCGCCCATCCCTACATCGGGCAAGCCGTCTTCTTCGTCGTAATCTAAATCGCTCATATCGGGCTCATGTCAGTAAGTGCTTTTAAAAGTTCCTGCTCTTTTCTATCGAGCAAGCCAAACCCCTTCTTAAACGCATTGATGATGTAGCTGTCATCTGCTGCGTTAGCAACAGGACCAAGCAAACCGCCGAGCGCTTGCATGCCTTGGTTGCTGAATTGCTGGCCTTGCTGGGTTTTTGGCTGATAGTCGAAAAACGACTCGGTGTTTTTGCGCGCATTCGCCATATCGTCAGCGCTAAAATTAACGCCTGGGATATAGCGATCGGCGGCGTATCTCGCGACAGCACCAGGCGCCGATAAAACAGGCGCAATCATGCCGGCGGC